CTTTCTCAAGGGCGATAGGCCCATATTTGGGATCAGCTAGAAGCCGTCTGTCGGTCTGGTTGATAATCTCATCGAATATCCCCTCGTACCGACGGAAGTATTCGTCATCCTCCCTCATATCCGTCTTGAAGTCTCGGATAGAGGAGCGGATAGAAGTCTGAGCTACAGGCGCTACCGCCTGCTGGACGATCTGCTCAGCCTTAGCCGCAGCGATCTCGGCTGCTGCCTGCTCGATACCTACTTCCTGTGCTCGACGCTTCCAGTACTCGTTAACTTGCTCCTGCGTGTACTGTGGGGCAGGTTCAGGCGCGGGTTCTCTCCGCTCTGGCTCTGCTCTTGACCCCAAAAGATTCCTCCCAGCCTCGGGATTCTTTTCGAGGATTTCGATTAGGCCCTCGTACTTTGCGTACCGTTGAGCCTTCTCGTTGACTTCCTTGAACCGCGTTAGGGGTACAGTCTCTTCGTCAGCTTTGACTGGTGTGGGGGTGACGGCCCCTTCCCCTTTGCCTTCTTTTGGAGCAGGCGGCTCTCCACTGGGGGTAGACTCCCCCTCCGGCTTATCTCCCGCCAGCAGTGCTTCTAAGGCACCGATGTCGAGATCGTCAGCCGTAACGCCTTTGACCTCTTCTGCCATACATTACCTCCTATGTAGTTTTTGCTTCTTCCTTCAACAGCTTTCTTAGCCCCGCTTCCACATAATTACTGGTCTCACGCCACACCTCCAGGCGCCCAGTCAAGAAGGCGCGTTCTAGTTCATCCATCTCATACTGCCTAGTGAGAATGTCTATAGCGTCTTTAGCCGACTCCTGGTGCCGGGCCACCAGCTCCGCCCATGCGGGGTTGGCCTCCAGCTCCAGGAGGCTGGCCCTGTTGACCCTGTGGTCCACCTGGTTGACCTCCCATAGCTGCCGCTTGCTGCTGTTGCTGCATCATCTGTTGCTGCTGGGCAGCGGCTTCCTCTGTGCTGCCTATGATGGCCTCGTCAGACCGCTCGTTCCAAGCCTTGAGGACTTTGCTGGAGAGAGCGTGGACCCTCTGGAGGTTGCCCATCACCAGCGGGTTCTGGATGAACATGGAGTAGAGGAAGTAGGCAGCCTCCCGCTCTTGCTGCTGGTCTGCCACAGGCAAGTCGCCGTTGCATCTGAACTCGATGTTGGCCTGTGCCATCTCCTGTCGGGTGATGGTCTCTTCCGTCATCTCCCCTGTCTGGGGGTCTAGCTTCCGTGCGAAGGACTCCTGGTCCGGCATGTACTGCAGCTTCAAGGCGTGGATCATCTCGAAGAGCCGTACGATGGACTTCTGGAGCTCCTTCATCATGTAGTCGAAGCGGATGTATGTTTCCTGTTGGACAGACCCAATCTCTGATCGGGTCCTCCTGGAGCCCGTACCCCTGGGAGTATTCACGTCGAATAGTCCTACGATCCGCTCCGCATCTTGTCGGATGTTGTTCTCTTCGGTGTATATCTCGGGGTTGATAGGAGGCATAGCCAGCGGGGACACATCGTCTGGGGTCTCGACCTCCAACCGGGAACCTGGCCCCCAGGCTTGGGACAAGTCCGCTCTAGTGATGGCCGACTTAACCACCTTCAAAGGAGGGGTGAGACCTATGGTTACTGCGTCCACCCGCTGGTTGCGGATAGTGTTCAGTTCCCTCTGTAGTCCCTCCAGCATCCCAGGGACTGAGCGCCCGTAAAATCTCCGAGGGCGTCTCCAGGGAACAATGTCAATAAACGGAGCCATCTGGTGCCAGTAGTCGAAAATCTCCGCACGAAGCATGATGCCCCATTTGAAAGCCATGGCGAAAACGCACTCTTCTTCGAACCCATCATTGTTCAGGTCCCACTGCAGATAAATCTCGAATATCTCATACTCCTTGTCCTTCTGGTAGGGCTGGACCACAGTGATAAGGCCCTGCATGGTAACGTCGGTCTGGATGGCTGCAGAATCCCGCTCTAGGGCAGCGTTGTCCTTAAGCATGTCTACAGCCTCTTTCTTGTAGACACCCGCCTCCGCCAAACGCTGGAGCTCCTCCATGCGCATCCACAATCGGTGGGCGCACCCCTTGGCAGCACCAGAGATGCCTGACGGCCCAAACCGCTCTAGCGTGTACGCATGGCTGGGGATGAGATAGAAGTCCTTGAGCTCTACCGGGTAGCCCCGGACATTATCAAAGACTGTGTAGTCTATAGTCTTGACTTCTTCCTTTGTGGCGGGCTTATTCTCTACGGGATCAATTACGGGTTGCTGGTCCTCGTCGAGGATAGGCTCGAAGGTGCGGGCCTTGATCTTCTTCTTCCGCTCCTCCCAGTTGACCTTCATTAGGCCAACCCCATCCCGGATGGCTAGGAAGATAACGTCGGAGATAGCCTCGTTGATCTGGGTCTTCTGTACGAAATCGTCGTAGTACCGCTCAATCTTCTTTGCCAGTTCAGACGAGGCCGAGTCCAAGGGGTGGACAAGGATAAGCGGCCTCACGCCTAGAGCGGCCTTGGACAGCCGTGCGTGGAGACCGTCTACAATGCTGGATGTCATCGGGACGAAGAGGTTGGCCGCATCGGGCCAAGGCCACTCTTTCGTCTGTGGGACCCTATTCTCGTACAAGTCGTTCCAAACACCGAGGCTCTGATCCAGCTGGGCTTTGGCTATGACGTTGTATCGGAGCAGGTCCCAGAGACGGCCCTGCACAGCGTCCCATTCGTCATCCGAGAGACGGGGGGAGACGAACTCCAATACCGGATTGTCCCGCTCCGGCGTGTCTGTAACGTAGTCTCGGGACTTACGTTTAGGCATTTAGAGTTGCCGGGACCTGAGCTGAAGGGATAATAACCTTGCCAGGAACGTTGATAGGAGTAGCCTGGGCGAAGACTGTGCGCTCCTTCATGGCTGCCTCGAACTCAGCAGCATCCAAAGGCAGGACACCCTTCTCCCGCCACTCAGCGAAGGCCTTCTTCACAGCCTCGTCTCCAGTGCGCCCTACAGTCCAGACAACAGACTCAATTACCTCTTTGGTTAGGTTGACCAGAGCAGATTGTAGAAAGACCATTACTGCCTCCCAAAGCCTTTGTCGCCCTTCTTCTCACGGGAGGGCTTCCATCCCGTCTTCCTCATGGTGCCATACACAAACCTATCGGCTCTTTTGCCCTTCATGCCTTTCTTCTTGGCCTGGGCCTTTAGCTTCCGTTCTAGAGCCGCAGGCATCTACGGCCTCACGAAGGGCAGCTTCTCTACCCAGCGGTACTTCCACTCAGTCCACGCTCCTGCCAGAAAAGCCAGTAGGAGCAGACCATACTTTAGATACAGGAGTAAATGCATGTTAGCCTCCAAAACTGCCGGGGTCACCGGGCTTCTGTATTAGTTTCCTCAGGCCTGACGCAACCTCTGAAGCGGTGCCCTTGATCTTGATCTTGACCTTGGCACCCTTCTTCTTCTTGTCCTTCTTCTTATCAGACATTACCGAATCCTCGGCCTTTGCTCTTCTTCAGCTTGCCCATATCGCTCCCAGGTTTAGACAAGGGGCCTCTAACAGAGCCCCCACCATGAGCCACCATCTTGGCATGTTTCTTACGGGGACCCCCCTTGCGGGGAATTTTCTTCAGGTTCTGCTTCATAGTTCACCAAAGACGTTTTGGTTTTCCAACCGTCTCTGCTTCCTCCCTTTGCGTTTGCCATTGGAGTTCTTGTTCTTCTTGCCTCGGTTCAGGTTGGGCTTGTGCCCCTCGGGGGTCTTGTAGGTGAGGTCCCCAGGATAATCCACCTGGGGGTAAAGGTCCTTATCTGAGTCCCAGCCTTCCACCTGCTGCTTCCTCCTAGGTTTCACTTGGGCTTATTCTTCCCGCCCGACTTCTTGTAGCCGGAGATGTCTCCGGTCTCCATTTGCCTACGCTGTCTCTGTGGGGGAGCCTCATCAATCTTCCCCATCTCGACCCCAACAGCCTTGTTGGGAGAGAAGAACTTCTTGTGGGGTCCGCCCTTGGAATAAGTCCGGCCCACCTTACTGTCTGGCTCTGGTCTCTGTAGTGGCATCTATTTCCCCTTCGGCATCTTGGGAGCGTGGTCCCGCTTGGTAGAAGGTCCTGTCATAGCGTAGACATCGTAGTTGATGTGCGGGTAATCGCCCAGCTTACTAGTCCTGGTCTGCCCTGTGGCAGCCTCGTTATGCCCGGTCTTCTTGTACCCTCCCTGGCCCTTGCCCTCTCGGTTGAGCTGCCCTGCCTTCATGTCTACCTGAACCTTCCGTGCCATTGTGTGCTCTCCTCAATAACCCGTATATGGGTCTCTTCCTGAGTCTCCCCAGGCCTTCTTCCTATACATCTCTCGCTGCTCTGGGGGTAAGTCTAGTATATCTACTGCTGGGGGAACCAACCCCTGCAAGGGGGCTGGCATGCTAATGTCCTCTTGGTAAGAGAGGGCGTCTATCAAGTCATCGTGCTCCATCTCCACGTTAGGGCGCCAGTCCCGAAGTTCTGTCTCTAGCTCCGTCCCTAAGCCTCGCATGAAGAAGACCTGGCCTCGGGAGAACCTAGGGATCATCTTCTCTATGCGGAGGGTCTTACCCCGCCTGCCGTGGACCTTCAGGCCCATAGTGCGGGTGATAACGCCGTTGTCAGCAAATCCCTGGTCTATTAGTTCTTTGAGGGCATGCTGGAAGGAGAAGTCCTCGATGCCAAACCGTTGGGGGTGGAACTCCCGGACCTCTCGGATGCAGGCTTCGGTGATAACATCGGTGGAGCCTCGGACCCGTTGGTAATGGAGAATCCACCAGTTACCGTCGGGGTCGGTTCCGAGAGTGACAATGCCCGTGTAGTCAGCATATCTCCGCTCGGAAAAGGCGGGATCAACGGTAGTCGAAACGTAAACTGGAATCTCATCCCCTGTGTGCTTGAGGATGATTCGTGGGCTAATCGCCCACTCATATCTGAAGTCATCGTAGACTATCCATGCCGGAAGGAACCTCTGGTCTTCAGGAGCTGAAGGATCATTCTGGTATAGACAAGAGTAGAGGTAGGGGCCTAACCTCTCCTTCTGAGACGCTAGGAACTCCCCAGACAACCTCTCTGGAAACCACAGCTCTCCACCCGTCAGGGTGGCCGAACGTACGAGCCCGATGAACTCGCGTTCTTTACTGGAGCGTGATTTGCTCATGCTTCAGTATGTAACTGTAGGTGTCGTCGTGATGCCACCTCGTGCCAACAACCACCATCTCGCCGTCCGGTTCTAGAATCGGGTGTAGCGTCTTGTAGTGCAAGGTGACTCTTCGGCGCATCAACTCTGTGTCTACATTCTTCTCATCGTGCAGGTCATCAGCCACAATCAGGTCGTAGTGTCCGCCTGTCTTGGGGCTGTCCACCCCGCCTGTTTCTATCGAGGCCTCCTTCAGAGCTTTGGTACGGGTGGGGACTATGAAGTTCCCCTCCTGGTACCCAGGCACTTGCTTCCAATCCCCGAAGATGTCCCGGAACTTCTCGTTGTGTTCGATGTGGAACTTGATCTCTCCGAGAATCATCCGGGACCTATCAAGCGTCTTGCTGTCCAGGAGTATCCGGTAGTTGGGGTCCTGGGTCAACCTCCAGAGAGGGAAGCCGATAGAACAGATTGAAGTCTTGAAGCTGCCTCTCGGTAGAAGGATTAGCTTGTACCGTTGGGGAGCTAGCAAGATGTTGATTACTTCTCTATGGGGCTTCTCCTGTATATCTGTGTAGCCGAGAACTTCCCGAAGGAAGGCGAACAGGTCAGTTGAATACTTCTCCTGTTCCAGCTTCCTCCGCTGCTTGACTATCGTCTCCAGGTACTGCTCTTGGCTCATCGTTTACAGCCATCCGGTCTAGGCGGTCAATCTCTGCCTGAAGCTTGGCTCTCAGCTGCTCTGGGGTAAGGGCCTCAATTGCCTCCTCAGGCTTAGGAAGTCTCTTGACTTCCAGACCCAGAACAGAGTTGGCCAGCTTCGTATAGTCTATCGCCTGCTTGATTGCCTTGATACGGTCTCTAGGCTCCCCGTTGTTGATGAGGTCCTGCAGCTGGGTCAAGGCATCGTTGAGGATGTCTGCTAGAAGGGCCTCTTTATCTACAAAGTGGCGAGCCACCTCAGATTGGATCGCACGGTCCCGTAGCAGCCTGCTAGGAATCCCCGCTGCCCTAC